GACTGGTAGTACGGCGCTAGGTGTAGCAAGCAACGCCATCTACGTCTTAGGTGGCACAGCAATAGTAGGTCCGTATGCTTACATTAAAAACCAACTAAAGAGGCCCGGACCAGCAAAAGTAAGAGCTAAAGTTGCTTATCTCAAGCGTGATATGTTTGGCGAAATTAAGAAAGCAATACAGTCCACAAAAGACCCTGTGGAGCGTAGTATGCTACAACGGGACAGCAAAGAGATTTATACGTATCTAAACGCTGTGTTCAAGCAGATTGAGTCTGATCTAGAGCAGGAAGAAACTGAATGAAGTGGTTAGAGAAACTTTCTAATAACTTTGCTAGGTCACTTGAGGCTGAATCGCAGGCATATCAGTCTGGGTTTGGTGCTATAGGTGACGCTGTTGATGCTGTGTCTGAAGCAGAGCTACGTCCTGTACGTTCTGCGTTGGGTGACAGCCCAGAAGAGTTTACCAAAGAGGACGTTGTTATACCTAGGGCAAGCGTACTTGGTATGAACATGAGCAACCCTCAAGAAGAAATGCCTAATCAGCGCATACCTAAAGAGTTAGTAAACGCTGGTTTGGATATGGCTTTAGCTCCTTCAAACCTATTGGGTGCGGGACTTGTGACTAGCGGTATACGTGGGGCAAAACGGTTGGCAGGAGCAAACAGCGGTCGCGGGAATGCACTGTCTTCAGCGCCTAATTACATCCCCAACTTTTACGGTCCGTCTAACACGGCACAGCCCACGCTAGTTGACGAAATGATTGCCTCTAGGGTTCCTAGGTTTGAAAGTCCCCAGCAGGTAGCTGACGCCAGAGAAAAAGTAGGGTCTTTTGTCAATTGGATGGGAAACTCTGCTGTTCGCGGAGTAGAGCAGGTTTTAAACCCTAGTTCTAGAGCCTTGTATAGAGAAACAGGAATTAACAGAACCAGCCAAGAAGCGGCTAAAGAAGCTCTTGAAAAAGGCGGCTCACGGGACATAGGAAAAGCTGTTGCACAGGTTCAGGCATCTGACATTCTTATTCCAGATCAAGCAGGCCGCAGAGGTCCGGTGTCTCCTGACGTTAAAAATATAGAAGAGAGAAGTTATTTAACAGAGGCTGTTCCAATACAGCAAGGTTCGTACACTAGATTAATTAAAAAGAACGACTTGAAGGGTAAGTACGAATCTGGAAGAAATGTTGGTGTAGCAGATAAAGATTTGAAACTTATTGACGAACACGTTAGAACAGTCTGGAGAGATGCGGATGGTACGTCTATTGGAAATTCTCCCGGTTCTCATATTAGAATTAAAAACGCTGGTGCTGGGGATCAAGTAACTGGAGCGCACCACGCAGACTTTGCAACAAAGAGTACTGTTTTAACTTCACTGCGACCTTTATTTAAAAATGGTAAAAATGCCACTGTCCCGCAGCTTCACGCTTTTATTAAAAATCTAGATAACAGTAAAATACGTTTACATCCAAAATCTAAAACTTTGGAAGACGCTCAAGAAAACGGACTTTGGATTACAGGGTCTTTTGTAGGAAACGCTGTTACAGAGGGCGGTGTAAACTATATTGCTAAAGTAAATCCAAATGGTAGAGTAATGGCTGTAATATCAGATGAGCATAATTTTTTAGAGAAGACGCCAGTTGTGGGTACTGTGGTATCTGGTGGACTGCCTAACAGGTCTTTATCAGTAACACCCCCAATGCACTTTGACATTAAGAAAAACAAAGAAAAGATAAAGTCTGCACAACCTAAGAAAAAAGTAGACGTTAGAGAAAGCCTGAGAAACATAGCAGAAGCTAAACCGTCTCAGAGAATGCTAACTCAAGAGAGAAAGGTAAACGCAGGTGCTACTACATTAGGCGCAGGAATGTTAACCGGAGGAAACCGTGAAGAACGACGATAAGCACACAGTAAGCTACACATCTTTGGACTACCACACTATGTGTCAGAAGTCTAAGGACCGCATTAAGAAGATGCAGAAGGAAGGAATACCTACGTCCCATGACCCTAAAGAGAAGCCAGAGGACGTAGGCGGTAACGACAGCGGTTACTCTATCTTTTTTATGTCTTAGATTTCACAGTTGTTACCTGTGCAAGCTAACTGCTGGCTACCTTCAGTCATATCAGACTCCTCATTGATATCCCAGTTGATTTCAGTAGGGAAGTCCTTCTTGAGTGACTTGAGGGTAGCCTTGTCCACAGGTTCATAAGGGGCTTGTTGGTACGTGTGATCTGAGTAAGGAAGGAACGAAATTCCTGACACCTTGTCAAACTTGTTGTACAACCACTGGCCTACCTCTAGAAACTCGTGGTCACGGTAGTAGCAAGTCATAGACGGCTTGTGTTCACACCAGTAGTCCTGATACATCTCCCACAACTCTAGTTGCTCTATCGCGCCCATGTCTGAGGCTGTCACAGCGCCCTCTGGTGATGCGATAGGAAAGCTGAACACCTTGGTACTAGGGTTCATCACATCGTCCTCTACAGGCACACCAGCGGCCTCTAAGACCACACAGAGGGGATCACGAGCGTCAGCACGAACACGTCGAATATACTGTGGGCTAAAACGAGGATGGCACCCACTAGCACTATCGACCAACTGACTAACAGTACCGCTAGGCTTAATTGCAGTAATTGCTGTAGAGGGACTAATGTTAAGTCTCTCAGCCCACCGCTTGTTAGTCTCGATTGCTTCCTCTCGCATCTCTGTGAGCCACTTCTTAAGCTTTGCATTGTCACCTCGTCCTGATAGTAAAGGATGGTCCATGATGCCCGTCAGTGACACCCCTAGTAACGCCTCTTCCTCAGTGTTAGTCTTCCATATCTTGCGTAAGTATCTAAAGTCAGTTAGCGTAGCCTGTAGCGTACCTAAGATAGACGCTATACGTACCTTGTGCTTCAAGGTGGCTAACGTGTCCTGAGGTCTTACTACGACTTCTGACAAGTTGCAAAACTGGTTAGGACGTAGAATTATCTCAGAACATGGGTTAGTTCCAAACTCGTGGTCAGGGTCACGCCTACCGTTCTTAGCTGCTTGTTTCTGACTAGCGACACGAGAAAACATACCACGTTCACCAGAGCGTGACTCGTACAAACTAGTCCACTCATTTAGGTAAGCCTCAAAGTCAGGCTTCTCTGTGTAGCAAGCAGAGTTGTTGGCTAGACCCCTATGTGGACTATCTACCCACCACTGACCTGTCTTAGCTCGACGTAGGCGATCGTCAGTTAAGTTAGAGAGTGAGATAAGGGCGCTACGTCTGACTCCTCCGACCACAATACACGATGCTATCTTACAGCAAAGATCGTGGCATTCAATGGATGTAAGTTTTCTTCCAGCAGCTTCTCGAAAGATTTCGACTGTAAACTTGAAGAGGTCAACGAGAGGTTCTGGACCACTTGCACGACCTCCGAAAGTTTTAAGTGCGGAACCCGCAGGTCGTACTCTGCTAACGTCCCACTGGGGAATTTGACCTGAATACAACAGTGATACCAGTTCCCTAAACGATTTCGACCATCCGACCTTTGAATCGTCAACATTAATAACTGTGTCTGTTCCATGAAACTCCTCTGCGACTTCTGGCAACTTAGATACGTACTGGCGTTCTACTGAGTAACCCACTCCTGTGCCACACATGAGGACGTACATCATCTCATCAAAGGCCTTAGGGTGGTCAATAGGTAGGTAGCTACAGTTAAACCCTGCTACGTTGTCACGGTCTAAGGCTTCCCCTGCGGTCATCAATGCCCTCATGCTGGGCATAACGTCTAGATCATGTATAGCCTTGAAGATATCAGATACTTCAAAGTCATTGAGGTCTGCTTTTTCTACCCAGTAGTTAACATAACGATTAACTGTCTCTTCCCAAGTCTCACGTCGTTGTTCCTCTGGTAGGTATCGTGCGTAGCGTGACTTGTGTATGTATTGTTGATATGCATCCATCTATTCTGTTACTCCTAATGTCTCGTTTAATATGGCTTGTGACGCTAACTGTAGAAGCATGTGTACACCATCAGGGTACTGTTCATTAGATGCTACTTCAAACATCTCCCCGTCTTCATACATAACTACAACTACTTTAGGACTTCTTTTCTCTTCTTCCATTACTAAAGCTTTGGCAGCAAAAGCCGTCAGAAACTCAGCAGTGGTAATCTCTTGTTCCTCTTCTTCTTTCTTACCTCCAAACTTACCTTCTACTACACGCATAGTTCTCTTAGGTTCAAAGTCTGTTGTGTCGTCATCACTCATGTACTAACTCCTTTATCAACCACTCTAGATACACACGGGCCTTACGTAAATCCTCTACTCCGTTCTTGTACTTGTATCTGTGGATGTACTTGTGTACGTTTCCCTCGCAGTAAGCACGAAAGTCATCACCCAGTTGTTGCTTGATGTAATCAATAGCCTCGACGCCGCCCTTGTTGTAATGCTCTGGTTTGTCAACTACGTCTACCTTGATCCACTTCTTCTCTTTTTTTGTCACCTCATCCCACTCTGCGGGTGTCGCGTTGTCAATACTCATAAACCTCATCCTCTAGTTCCTCTGTAAATT